CAAATAAACGGGTTCTATCTATCATGTGTCACCAAATAAACGGGTTCTATCTATCATGTGTCACCAAATAAACGGGTTCTATCTATCATGTGTCACCAAATAAACGGGTTCTATCTATCATACGCCGGATTGTCCCTTATTGTCATACCGCAATATTTCTGCGGCTCTTTCTTATAATCTCTCGGCACGTGGATTCCCGCCTCTTTCGCCTCTAACAACAGGAACTTGAAATTGTCCCAGAACTCATCTTTGTGTCCAATGGATTTCGTGGCAACGTGACTCAGTTCGTGAATCGCCACAAACGTCAGCGTGTGTTCATCAATCGCGACATTCCCGTTTTTCTCCGTATTCAAACAAAATGCAATCTTCTCGCCCTTGTTCTCGCTATATGCGGTCAGTTCGCTCGTCGGCAGCGTCTCCATAATTTTCTTCGGATTGAATCCCGCGACCAACCGCTGGACATTCTCCTTGTCTGGGTACTTCTCGCCAACGTATTTCACCAATTGTTTACATTTACCCGTGGCCCGCGCCAACAAATCCGCGGATTCCGCCACTTTCCCCGATTCGCGGACACAATATTTGTTGCCATCCACCGTGGAAACCACGCATTTCAATTCAAAATCGCTCTTGTCAAAATACATATATCCACAGGCAAATACCATCAAGATAATGATTAAATAAACAAAGGCCGACTCTTTATCCATATCCATATCCGTATATATATTGGTACAGATACAATTCTGTAACAATATATTTGCTTATATACCTTTTGTATACTTGTCCAGCGTGTCTTGCGACGGCGGACTGCGACCCACGACCGACACCACCATATTTTCACGCCTAAAATACTTTTTGATACAGGCATTTATATCGGCCACAGTGATTGGTTTAATCCGCGCTTCATATTTATCGGTGAACGCGGGCGGGTTCGGCATCTGGAACAGTATATTCTTCGCATTATAACTCGCGATCGATTCGGCGTTCTCTTTTGTCGAAATCATTTTGCCGCGGTAACTGCTTTTGGCGATATCCAGTTCTTTTTGCGTTATCCCGTTTTTCACCAGGTCGCAAATGAGTTTGATGACCAGCGGATAAACGCCTGGTTTAGAGGTTCCATTCACGAGAAACTTGGTGGAATCGCATTCGGCGTAAAAAACGAAGCTGCCGACGTGTTCAAAATGCTCTACACTGGTATAGGAAGAATATGTCAGTCCATTTTCCTCTCTCAACACCATAAAAAGACGGCTGGAAAGCGAACCGCTGATAATATTCTTCAGCATTTTGAGAGGGTATCGGTCGGCGTCGTAGATGGAGCATGTGCGAAACCCGATACAGAGATGGATGGGATTGATGGGCGCGTGCTCAACTTTATATATAATCTCGGATTGGGGTTTTAGAGATAATACGAGAGGCAATCCGCAACCTTTGTTACCCCCTTGTTCCCGGGCGAAGAACGACCGATTCACCGCGGCGCAAACCGCGTCAAAAGAGTTCGCCGAGCAAACGCTGAGAATCATACGGTTCGGGACATAAAACTCGGAATACATTTCCAAGATTTTCTCATATTGTAGCGCGTCTTTCCCAGAATGGTATTTGAGTTCATCCACCGGATACTCGTAGGGACTGCCAGCAAAAATGACGCCATCCGCGTTCTCAAGAACACTTTGCTCCGCATCGTCGGCGTCTTGGATCATCTCCTCTTTCACGACTTCGCGTTCTTTGATATATTCGCTCTTGTCAAACACGGATTTCAACAACATATCCGACAAGAGATGGATATAGGTGGGGACGTGTTCGGTGGTGGTATCAATGTAGTATTTCGTGTATCTGCGGTCGGTAAAGGCATTTACGTAGGACCCTGTTTTGTCAAAAAGTGTGGATATTTTGTAGGTGTTTGGATGAGAGGGGGTGCCCTTGAAACACATATGCTCAATAAAATGCGCCGAACCGCGCGAATCTGGGGGTTCGTGGATGCTGCCAACATCGCATACAACTTGGATTGACGCAATGTTTGACCCGTGATATGATTTTTCGTGAACAACCCTAAATCCGTTTTCAAGGGTGCGCGTTTTCATAAACTATATATTACAAACAGATGTATGTCAAGCGTGCGCTTGACATAATCACTTGGCGAAGTGTGGGGCTTCGCCCTCACTTCTACCAACAGATGTATCCCGAGCTCCCTAAAGGGCGCTCGGGATAATCACTTCGGGAAATGCTCTATTGGGTAGCATTTCCCGAACAAATTGTAACATATTGTAACATATACCCTATCATACTATGGGATGATATAAGGTGTATCATTAGCTCAATATGTAAAATGCCTGGTGCTCATCATGCTCCATCACGATTTTGCCCACCGGTGAGAATCCACACTTCTTCGCCATCGCTAAAATATCTTGCTCGCTCTCCATAAACAGTTTGCGTTCGTTTTGGCGTACATTTCTGGTCGGACCGTCCGTAAAAGTCTCTACAAAGGTGGAGCATTTGTCGCAAATATCATACTTGGCGACATATTCATAATTGCCGAAATCCACTTCCGTGCGCACAATACGTTTGCTTGTATATTTCTGCGGATTATCAATGAGCAGCGGCGTCCCCACCGGCACAACCGTATTGAATCGGTCCTTTTCCACAAGATGTATGACCAGGTAACCACCACCTCTCAACCAATACCGACAATTCGTGAAGAATGCCGGTTTATTCGCGATTTCATAGATGGTTTGATAGAGGCACAAGATATGTGTGAAGGCCGCGCGCTCAAATGCCATCGGTTCCAAGACGTCGGCGATTTTGACGGGGGTGTCCGTTTTCTCCTTGGATTGCGCCACCATCGCGGCCGATTTCTCAATCCCCACACACTGGGCGCCCGAGTCGGCCAGGTGGCGCAGCGTTTCGCCCGTCCCCGACCCCACGTCCAAAAACACGCTGTTGTCGTCCGCGCCAGTGAGTTTCAGTATCTGTGTCAGCTCCGATTTCACGCGGTCGGCGGGCAAATGAATGCGGTCATACACTTTCGCGTAAAAATCATCATACGATTCACCATCGGTTTTGAGTACAAATCGCTCCGTCTGTGTGAATCCCTCTGTCATTTTTTTCCTAAATAGTGTCATTATAACTGCTAGAATCGCTAGCACAACCAGAATAAAGGCGTATGTTGGAATAGACATATATAGTAATACCACACTTATTGTCGTAATTGTGTTCGCGTAGAATTGAAGAACCGGTCTTGGCCAATATGCGCCAAGTTGGGTCGCGCCCGGTCGGCAAAAGTGGATTGTTCAAAGAGTCCTGCGTATGGCTGGGCGACCGGTCGCCCGATTACATCCACGCGATACAGGTCGCTCGTTGAGCTGGGGATATATACGGACTGCGACGCATTTTGTAGGGCCATCGTTTGATTGCGCAAAACAGTTTCAGTGTCAATGTTTCGCATATAGGTCTTGAATGGTCCGGTGCGAGTGGCGGGGTTGAAATTGCCGGCGACGCTGTGTTCGGCGACGGCGTTTATGGGGACGGTCGGCGCGGGATTCATCGGCAAATTGTATTTAGTGGATAGAGGCCGCGGCGAAAACGAGGGTTCAAGTGCGCTATCGGGGAAATAGCGCGTGGCAAGACGCTGGTTCAATTCGTCGGTGCGTTCGTGTTGAGATACGATGATTTCGCGGTGTACGCCATCTATTAATCCATTGGGTTTTATTGTGTTGTTGGCCGTATTCATTGCGTACAATATATATTACACATAGTGAAAAGAAAAAACAATATATCTTGCTATTCTATAATGATGCAAATATTGAGACAGTTGTTGATGATTCTTGTTATCATGTTGGCGCTGGATTCAGTGTACCTATATTTCACTAAATCTATATTTGGGCAAATGGTGGCGAAAATACAGAGGACGGCACTAGAGTTCAAGATGGTGGGAGCAGTAGTAGTGTATCTTTTGTTGGCGATTGGTCTCTATGCGTTCATAGTAGAACCTGGGAAATCTTTATGGCACGCGGCGTTGTTCGGACTTGTGGTGTATGGCGTCTATGATTTCACCAGCTATGCGATTTTGAAGAAATACGACTTGAATGTGGCAATAATGGATATGGTGTGGGGGTCTGTGCTAATGACTGGGACCACGTATATTGTTCGTGCGTTGGTGTAAAAAACATTCATAATATGCTTGAGCCCCCGCCCCCTCAGGGGAAGGCGCTTCGGTCGCCCCTCCCTACGGTGTTGCTTTGGGTCGCCCCTCCCTACGGTAACGCTTTGGGTTGCCCCTCCCTACGGGGGGGGCTTAAAGGCGCACTACAAATATGTTGGGGTCAAATGGTTTTATTGAGCCTCCTTCTGCTGTTCCTCCTCCTGCTGTTCCCGCAACAGCGGTACTAGACAAATCTCGCTCCTTCGCTTCTTCCACCATTTCACCCGTTATTTTACCAATCGTTTGGTAAAATGCCGCCACACGCGGATTCGTCTTGATTTTCTGCGGATTAAACCCGCTCAAATAGAGCCCTTCCAGTGTTCGTATCCTGCTCAACCCCACATAACTCTGCCCATACTCAAACACATTTGAGCCTAAATCCATTTGCGCCAGGTCCAGTGTGACACCCTGCGATTTGTGTATCGTGAACGCCCACGCCAGGCGCAGCGGGATTTGCTCTATCCCCAGTCTCGGATAGTCTCCGTGCTGATACATTTTCGCCGTAATTGGCATCGTCACACCATTGATGAACTTCACAATCGGCACCTGCGTTGTTCCGCCAGCAAAATCCACGACAATCCCTTGAGACCCATTACAGATTCCAGAGTCAGTATCCAGATTGGCAAGACACATCACCGCGGCTCCCTTCTTCAGCCTCAGCTTTGGGACCACCTTGCTGTTCTCCTCAAACAAATCCAGTTGTTGCTTCATTTCGTCGGGGGAAAGCGCATCAGTTCGCAACATGAGGTCTGTCGGAATCGGCGTGCCCGTTTCCGCATAGGTGGATAACCGTGTTTGCCGCTTTGAGTCATAGACGTATTCGGTATCAGTGAGCTTAGCATACATCGTGTCGTTCACACGCTCGGCATCGGCGTTGCGCGGAAACAGCTTGGTCGGGACGATTCCATCGGTTATTGTCGGTTCCAGTATGCGCGATTGTAGCAATGCCGCCGACTCGGGGGTCAGCACGCCCTGGCGCACCTCGTCCAGCACTTTTATGAACTCGGGGTTCTTGTGGCGAAACATTGTATTTAGGGCAATATGCGACGCCGTGGGGAAAGTCGCCGCCCAGCGCGCCGATTCAAAGCAGAATCGCATCGTCTCGGGGTCGTCGCGTTTTCCCACGGGGGGCAGTTGGTAGAAGTCGCCGATGAATATGACCTGGATGCCCCCGAATGGGCGCAACGGGTTCTTGCGAATGACTTGACCGATGCGGTCCAGCACATCAAACATCTTTTGCGACATCATACTGACTTCATCCACGATAAGGGTTCGCGTGGCTTTCCAATTGGTATTGGCTTTGCGGTTCTTGGATGCCTTGTCCACGATTTCGGTGCTCTCGCCCTGGCATAGACCGACGCCGCTCCATGAATGGATGGTTTTCGCGCAGCAATTGAGGAGGACGGCGGCGCATCCGGTGAGGGCGCACACGGCGTGCTTTTGTCCGCGCTGCTCCAAATCCTGTTTTATGGTTTTTATCAGATGTGATTTGCCGGTTCCACCGGGACCCGTGATGAACAAATTGGCCCCCGCGCGGTACTTGTAGAAGGCGTATTGCTGCTCAAGAGACAGAGCATCAAGGTTTGGTGCCGTTCCTTGTGTAGGTACAGAAGTTCCTTGTGTAGGCCCTTGTTCCAAAGAGAGCGTTGTTATAAAGGCATTGGCTTCTTCCTCGGTCTTGAACTTTTTATAAAGAGCCCCCGCGAATCCGTCAATTTGCGCACGGCACTGTTCCCAAGTGGTATATACACCCGGCTGAATTCCGTTTTTTACTGCGTAGAATGCGTTTTGTTGTTGAGATGACATTTTTGTGTAAGAATTATTTGGTTTCTGGTAAAAACTAAATAAATAATCAATTTTTTAGCATAAAAATTTCGCCCGAGTATGTATCAAGTATGTCTTGTTATCCTGACGCATTTATTATAAAACATTATACGATTTTAACCTCTCTTAGCGGTCGTACTATTTACATAAAGCTCACTGACACCATCGGGTACGTTTGTTACGAAACTCACGTAGAGGCCAACGAGTTTCATTTGTCGCTCCCCGCGGAAAGCATTTATCAACTGATTACCCAATGTTTTGCGGAAGATACGGGATACACCGCCGATATCAGTGTATCGGGGAAAACAATGGCGATTCGGTTTCGTGCACGAGTAAATCATTTTATTTCGTTTGATTTCCAAGTTCATATCAAGGAAAAACTCATCACGAGCGATGGACAATTGACAATGAGTTTCAATCGGTTGGAAGAGAGGATAGACCAGGCGGAGCAACATTCCAAGCAACAATGTGCGAATGTGTTAGCAACTGTGGATAAGCGCGTTGACGACGCCCTCTCTATATTAGATAAAAAAACTGCATTCACCGAGAGTCGTATCAAAGATTCATTGGCATCCGTGGATCACCGTCTCGCCATTGCCCTTGCTACCGTCGAATGTCGTATCGCAAACACGATGGTTCTGGAAACACGGGTCGCGCGTCTAGAATACCTGTTGTCAAAAGCCGAAATTGCGGTTCGGCTGAATAGCGCATTTGTCCAACTCGGCGCAACCTCTCTCTCCATTCCCGCCGACAATTATTTGAAAGTGGAGAAGCTCCAGCACTTGTACAACTTACAAAGCCTCGCTTTCTCTCCAATGAGCCTGACCGACTTGTCTGGATGTGTTTCTCCCACGGTAAAAGAGCTCTACTTGGATGGAGGCGGTACCACCAATTTTCGTTCCATCGCGGGCATCCATTTGATGCCGAATCTAGAATCACTTACCATCGTGAATGCTCCGGGGGTCCAACAAATCAGCGAACTCTTTCCGGTGACGCACAAAATAAAATACTTACGCATCAAGGGGTGCGCAGGAATCAACATAGAGGGACTTAGTATTTATTGTAGAATCAATCATATTGAGTTTCTTAAGACGTAAAACGCTTTATACATCCATTATATAATGAAACATTCACAGTCAACCAATCATTATGTTATTATGTTTTTTATAATGTTGTTGTCCGGTATATTATCAACTATGAATGTATGGGTAGATAAAATTTATCATATAAGATTTAGTTTAAATGACGCATATATGATACTACTTATGACGGGGTGGATGTTTTTATTTATGGGATTGATTTATCAAGAAATGAGTGTTTTTTTAATAGGGTTATCATTGGTAATATTTAATATATGGTGTATTAGAAACCAATTTCTAGTAACGGAAACACAATACAAGTTAGGAATGATACCGCATCATTCTATGGCAGTTCATATGAGTAAAAAATTACTAGAAAAAGAAAATACCATATCACAATTTGTTGAAAATATAATAAAAACCCAAGAAGATGAAATATTATTTTTAAAAAAATAGGTGAAAAGTCGCGGTCCCTACGGGTCCGCTTCAAAACTTGTAATACTTCCCATTAACATCGCAAATGAGTTTCACGTGCTCCCTCTCTTTGTCCGTGATATATTCTGTACAATTCATCGTGTAATAAGGATTGTGAAATAATGGCGGTGCGGTCATTGTTTTGTCGGTGGCCGGCATAAAAATCGTGAACGGCGTCTTTTCATAGTATTCATATTTTAGAAACGCGTGCTCATAATCCTGGATGCTGTTCAACAACACGACCTTCTCTAAGTGTGGAAACGTGTGGCGCCGAATGTTATAAACCGCGTCTTTTTCGCATTCAAACATAATCGCGACCTTCATATGGTTGAACGTTTTGCTATACGGAATGCTCTTTTCTTTGATTCCGCGGAGTATTATTGCGTTTGGAGAGAGGATACGAAATGCGTTCATATACATAGTTTACGTGTGGCAAACTATTTATGTTATTTTCTTATACATTTTTCTTTTCCTTACACATTTTCACACTGACTGCCGACAACGTCGGCAGTTATGGGTGAAAATTGTGTTGCTGATTTCGCGTTTTCCTGAACGCGCAATCTTGTATAATCCTTCCACGAAATCGGCGTGGGCTCCACAAACACCGGCGCGTCAGCGGCATGTTCCTTGTCCAGATTGTCGCCTCTCCTCAGCGCACTATCCACATACATTTCGCGTAAAATGGTCCCTACTTTGACCGAGGCATCATATTGGTCCAGCTGCCCCTCTTCAATCTGTTTCAAAATGCCGACAAAGTTGACCATCATTTTCATATCCAGCTCGTCCTTCAACACTTTGCGGAAAAGGTCGGTGTAATTGCTGAATAAAAACGACGCCGATGTTTCGCACAAATGGTTGAACTTCTCCTCCTCTACCATCTTCATATGGAAATGGTCCTTCTTGATGCGACAGAGCTTACCGATGTCTTCCAGGATTCTTTCACTGTGTTTCAGCTCGCGAATGCGCTCCGTGTTATTGACATAGTCATCGCTATCCATCAGCGACTTCATATTTAGACTCTGCATAAAACTGTTGCTCATTTTATAATAATTATTACTTCTTCTTTATAAGTTCTTTCGGCAAAAATAAATAATAATTTGTAAAAATCACTTAGTCCCAAGTATAGCGCATTTTTACAAGTTATAATTTCTTTATCCGGTATATATAGATATATCCAATGTCGGCCTCTATCACGGACTTGGATTTGAATGTAATTGATAATATGGCGGCCGACGGATTTTATGTGATATCGCTTTTTGGAATCACGCTGGCCTCTATTTCCTATATGGCAAAACAATTTGAAATCAAAATGAACTGGTCGTCTATGAAATACCGACCCGATGGTGCCAAATATTCGTGGCTGTTATCCAACGTGGAAGACGGGATTCTTGACGCTGAAAACAAGATTACCCAGCAAATTGTCATGAATCCGGTTGTGAAATCCTTGGACGATGCCACGAATAAAATGAACTCTGCGCTGTCCAAGGTATCAAAGGACGTGGCGGGTCTCAAGCAGAAAATAGACGAGACGAATAAGAATAAGGACACGAAAAATGCCACATTGGCGATTACGTTACAAAACAATATTTTAGCATTAAAGGAGGGGATGAAGAAAGTTATTGCCTCTCTGATTATTCAGCGCCATGTCAACAATGACACAATCAAAATGATGAGTGGTACACGTTCGCTCCAGGAAAGTGTGCGGGTTGCTATTAATAAGGTGAGTGGACAGTCGCCTATAGCACCTATAACATCAAAGACACCACCTATAACGGCACCTACGGTGACAAAGCCGACAACGGCACCTACACCGGCACCTACAACGGCACCAATGCCCGTACAGTCATCAATTACTGTTCCCATTCCATCCAATCAAGTACAGTCATATTCCCAACCAAATGATTTATATATACCATCTTCGGCACCAACCTCGGCATTTGTCCCGTCTTCATTCGCATCGGGCATAACAAGCCAAGCTGTTTCGGAACCCGTTATTACCCCAATTTCACCGGAGTTTGAGAGTGATAGTACTATTATAGCGCCAGCACCAGCAGTAGCACCAGCAGTAGCACCAGCAGTAGCACCAGCAGTAGCACCAGCAGTAGCAGCACCTGCCCCGAAAAAGAAGAAGAAATAAACAATAAATGATATGCCTCTATTGTAATGGGCTATTACTGGGAACACAACAAAATATATGTGATAATGACATCCGTTATTTTACTATTATGGATTGCGTTGATTGGAAGGATATACATAGAGGTAAATATTGAACTGGCAGCAACTGATAATGACACGTGTAACAATCCAATCGCAATTTATTTTGACCAGGCAAACCGTGAAAGATGTCTTCGTTTAGCGGCTGAGAAGAAGTCCGCCGTCGTACAAAAAATCGCCAAAACATTTGACAAAAATGTGGATGCTGTTATACGAAAAACAGAAGACGTTAAAAATGAAATTGAAAATGTGGATAATTACTACGACGAATTGGAGCGTATTAAAGCACAAGAAAAACAAGAAAAACTCGCAAAGGTGCGCGATTTATACAATGAAGTTTATCAATTGGTCCAGAAAATCCGCAATGACTACAAAGAAAACCAAGAAGGTTTAGTCAAATTGGTAGACGATTACCAAAATACATTTGAATACAATCAGAAAATAATGAAAGAACTCGCCTCTCAACTTTTCAAAAAACTCGTCGCCAATACATTCACCAAAAATTATGGCGAACAGAGAGGTGATATGGTTGCCAGTTATGATAAAATCCGTCAATTTCTGGCAACATTTAGCGAAGAAGACGCTATCCCCGAATTACCGCGCGATGCTCGTAAAGGGAAAAAATAGACTCTTGTTTTTATCTACGGATTATTTATAAATGTCAAACAACTGGGTAGTAATTATATTTTTATTATTTATGGTTTTAATGATGTCCCTCTATTTGGGGTCGCAAGATTATCATGCTTTTGCGTTTGCGAAATCTAGTTTGTCGGAGTATCCGTATGAGGGGTTTTCCGTGTATCAAGAGGCATTTCATGGGCGTGCTGATGCGACCAAAGAAGCCAAAGAAGCCGAAGCAACAGTAGTTCCTTTGGCGACTCCCTCTACTTTCGCTCATTCTGCCGCTCCTCACACTCAATCTGTCGCCGCTGACAATAAGAAGCCGGATGGTAAGGATAAAAAAGAGGGATTTGATACTCTGTCCGGATCTTCCTACGTCGCCGAGCAAAAACCGGTGGCATTCTTGTACAATAATGACGCCAACACCACGTGTAAAAACTACGGCTACACCAATTCCAAGGGGTTCATCTGTATGTCCAGCAGTGATATCCAGCTTCTCACCACCAGAGGAGGAAATGCCGCTGGCGTGTCCGACCAAATCGGCAAGTAAAAAACAATAAATATTTGTTCCTGTGAAACCAATATTTGTTACCATTCGTTATTATCATACTTTATTCAACGATTAGATGTACATCATGGACAGCGCACTAGATGCCGCGTTGTCTATTTTGACGAGCGTATCCACGTCTTTCTTTGTCAGCGTATATGGAAACACCACATTTAGCCCCATTTCCTTCGCAAACATCTGGGTGCCCGACTTCACCAACCGATACAAGTTGAGCTTGGTATGTACGATTTCCAGTGACCGCTTCAAATTGCGCACTCCCTCTTCGCCTTTCGCCTGGTTTGAAATGATGTGCGACAATACGTCGTCTGGAAACACCACGTCATCCGGTCCAAACCCGACCTGTTCGCGGATTTTAGGCAATATGTGATTTCGCGCAATAATCATCTTCTCCTTCAGGTCGTATCCCTTGGTGCGAATGCGGTACATGCGGTCGCGCAAGATGGGATTCACCAAGTTCTCGTCGTTATAACTGAATATGAACATACACTTGCTCAAATCCAGCTCTATTTCCGAGAAATACTTGTCGTGGAACTGGTTGTTCTGCGACGTATCTGTCAAATGCGTGAGTACGCCGATGATTTCTTGGCCACGTGCGGTGTCGCTAATCTTGTCCAGCTCATCAAAGTAGATTACCGGGTTCATACATTTGCTCTCCATCACAATTTGCGCAATTTTGCCCCAAGTACTGCCTTCATACGTGTAGCTGTGTCCTTCCAAGAAGCTGCTGTCGCCGCAACCGCCGAGGGCAATGAATGCGAACTCGCGCCCGAGAATCTTGCTAATACCGTCTTTGACCAGACTAGTTTTGCCCGTTCCTGGCGGGCCATGTATCGCAATCGCCGTGCCCATAGAACTCGGATTCGCGATCCATTGCCCCACCATCTGCATAATCTGCATCTTGGCGTCTTCCAGGCCATACACGCAATTATCCAGCTTTTCTTTAGCCTTCACCACGAAGTCGCTACATTTGTCAATGCCGTCCTTGATATTGATGGTCAGACTCTTGAACGCGCCGAACGGGATTCGCATAAAATTGTCAACCCAGTTTTTCAGCTTGAAGTATTCGGGGTCGCCCGGCTCCATCAAACTGAGCTGATGGAGGCGCTGTAACGCGACGGCCTTGAACTTTGCGGGCATATTGGATTGTAGAAGCGTGAGTCTGTATGGCTTCTCTACATACATGTAGCCATTGATTTCGCGCAAATCCGACATAATTCGGAGCTGCTCCTTGTTTGACAGCTTCGTCTTGAAATAGCCGACTTCGTCGGTGATGACCTGGGTGTCGGCCTGTTCAAGCAACTCTTCGTATGTGTTGGCGTTTTTACTGCGTGCGTGTTTGATGAGTTTTTTGATGGAGCGATTACATTGGTCCAGCGCACGTTGGACAATCTTGTTGTTCGGTTTTGAACGCAGTTTTTCAATGAGGACGCGTTTGAGTTCAATGATTTCGCGGTATTTTTCGTCAATGTTGACGACTTCTGAGAGCGGGTCGGGCACAACCTCTTTGGGTTTGCGTTTAGGCACAGGAGCGGAAATATCAGTGGTTGAATTGGAGGGAGAGAGAGGCAAACCAGGGAGATCCATCGCCTGGAAATCCTCTTTCATATAGATTTCTTCGGCGTCCGAATCACATTCGTCTTCGTTGGATAAATTGGACGGAATGCGGTTTTTCATACCGCCGTTTATTTGTTGTCCACCAATGGTCATCGTTATCTTGAATGTTTTGTCGTCTTTTTTCGCAGTGGGTTCGTCGTCGTCGTCGTCATCATCGTCATCTTCTTCGTTGTTATCATTATCGCAATCGTCACTGTCGTCTTCTTCTTCTTCGTCGTCTTCATCGTCACTGTCGTCTTCTTCTTCGGAGGAAGACTCGTACTTTGAGCGCGACTTGGATTTACTGGATTTTTTTTTGGTAGCCGCCTGCTTTTCAAGCTTCTTGTTTTTAGCAAGCAGCTTCTGAATGACTTCTTCTAAATCGGCGTCGCCTTTTTTTGAGCCCTTCTTTTTCTTTGACCCCCCCTTTTTCTCCGGTTCGGTAGAATAACTGCTAGTATCAATGTACGAAGATGAAGTGTAAGACTCGCTGTCGGATATCGTCTCGTAGCTGCTGTCCGATTCGTCATCGCTGCTGCTTTCGGGGTCGGGACGATTCTTCTTGTAGGAGCGCCCCTTTTTCGTGGAAATGTTGTCAATAGTAGTTCGTGGCATTTTATGTATATTGGTGTCAAGTGTTTAAACCATAACAAAAATCAATTTTTTGAGTATATCAACCCTTTGGGTTGATATACTCAAAAACCACCTTACTGACGAAACACTGCGCGTTTCATCAGTAAGCAATTTTTTGGATACGCCCTCCCGAAGGGAGGGCGCATACAATAAACCCCGCATCGCAAAAACGTGCCGTTTTTACTCCGCGCAATTTTTTGGATACGCCCTCCCGAAGGGGTATAACACACTATACAATTTTGAATATACACCAAGGGGCATCCAAAAAATTGCGTATCCAATTGAAGATTCAATCGGTACGATTGAAACGTAAATTGGATGCGGGGTTTATTGTATGCGCCCTCCCTTTGGGAGGGCGCATCCAAAAAATTGCGCGGAGTAAAAACGGTACGTTTTTGCGATGCGGTGTTTTTTAGATATATCAACCCTTTGGGTTGATATATCCAAAAAATTGCCGATACAATTGAAGATTCAATCGGTACGATTGAAGCGCAAATTGTATCGGGGGTTTATTGCGTAGGCCCCTTCGGGGCCTACTCAAAAAATTGATTTTAAACTTCTGTATTATCAAAAGAATATAAATATTACCACCCATAGTATATAGTATTTGAAAAATGGCAACCAAAAATACATCCTACAAAAACCCCTCGCGAATCATCGGCATCCAATTTGGATTGTTCTCGCCAGAAGAAATCCGTAAAGCGGGGGTTGTTGAAATTGTATCCAAGGACACATACATTGGAAACAGCGAAGTTGCCGGAGGGTTGTTTGACCCGCGTATGGGCGTTCTCGGCCCAGGCACCATTTGCCCAACAGATGGTTTAACAAACATTACGACCCCCGGATACTTCGGCTACATTGAAATGTCGCGCCCCGTGTTCTTTATCCAGCATTTGAAGGAAATCATGAAAATACTGAAATGCGTATGTTTCAAATGTAGTAAATTGTTGATTAGCAAGGAACAACATCATCAGGCAATCCGGCTAAAACCGTCCGAGCGATGGGATTACGTGTATCCTTTGTGCGCAAAGATTAAGCGTTGCGGAGACGCTACCGAAAACGGCTGCGGATGTAAGCAGCCCGACAAAATCAAGTTGGAAGGAATGGCAACAATCAATGCGGTCTGGGATAATTTAGTGAATGAGTCAGCCGCCGCCGCCGGCGGTGAAGCGGTCAATTTGCCCCCACTCAAGTTGACCCCCGAAATCGTGCTGAAAATATTCAAGCGAATCACCGATGACGACGTGGAGTTCATGGGGTTCAGTCCAACATGGTCTCGTCCTGACTGGATGATTTGCCAAGTCCTGCCTGTTGCGCCTCCTGCGGTTCGCCCATCCGTAAAGCAGGATGCGAATCAGCGCAGTGAAGATGACCTCACACACATTTACAGCCACATTATCAAGACGAACAAAGACTTGGCCGACCGTATCAACGCCAATGCGTCGTCTTCCATTATAGACAGTTTGACGGCGGTCCTACAATACTTTGTCGCGATGATTGTCAATAATAAGGTGAAAGGCGCGGTGCCGATGGCCCAGCGTTCCGGCAGACCCCTCCAGTGTATCACCGGGCGCCTGAATAGCAAGAACGGGCGTATTCGTGGCAACCTGATGGGAAAACGCGTGGACTTCAGCGCGCGTTCTGTCATCACTGGTGACCCCAATTTGTCTATGCGGCAGCTGGGTGTCCCGAAAAAGGTCGCGATGTGTCTCACCAAACCGATTGTGGTGAATGACCGGAATCGCGGATTCCTGACCCGGCTTGTACAGAATGGGCCCGATGAATACCCAGGCGCGAAAATCCTGGAGCGCAAGGACGGCCACAATGTCTCGCTCAGATATATTGACAGGATGGCGGTCCGGCTTGAAAACGGCGACGTCGTCCATCGGCATATGATGGACGGCGACGCGGTGTTATTCAATCGGCAGCCCAGTTTACACAGAATGAGCATGATGTGTCATATTGTGAAGGTAATGGCCAGGGGCGATACCTTCCGTATGAACGTTGCATGCACAAAACCATACAATGCGGATAGACCAAGACAATTCTCACGATGCTAAAACATCATTGTCCGCAACAGGAGGCGTGAAAAGCGTGATACCTCCTAGTGAATAAATCTTTAAAGGCAAACAATATAAAACAAAATAGAATAGAATGATATGGAGACAGATACAAAACCGATAATTGCGTGCATTAGTTGCGAAAAAGATAAAAATATAGACGATTTCATAAAAAACCGCAATATTTGTAAAACCTGTAATAACAAGAACAGGCGAAGCAAATATCAAGCAAGCGATGAACATCGGAAAAAATTAATTGAAAATGCGACCAACTACAAAAAGAAAAAGATAGCCGAAAGAGCAAAACTGCGCGAAGAATTACGGATACAACTAGATTCAACGATTGGTCCGGACAATACAATATGTAAATATTGTAATGAAGTCCGACCAAAAACGAGATTCAGGTTCAACCGATTAAAATGCGCAGATTGCGAACGTGATGACCCATTGGAAAAGTTCAAACGAATAATTCGTACTCGTGTGTATGTAGCTTTACATAATGTAAAACAAAAGCACACGATTGATTATTTGGGTTGTAATACGACCGAATATATCCAGTGGATACAACACAATAGTGATGGATTTACTATTGAAAATCACGGAAACGAATGGCATATTGACCACGTAATTCCATTGTCAAAGTTTGATTTGGCAAATGAAGAAGAACAGATGGTCGCTTTTAATTGGCGAAATACAACAGCATTATCAGTTCGCAGCAATTTATCAAAAAATAATAAAATAGTGGTATCTCAAATTGAGAATCACTTAGAAAAAATTGTATCCTATCATAAACATAATAATTTAGAATTGCCTCAAAAATATATAGATTTATTTGCGAAATACCTTGATGACGGGAAACCCCTAAAATTATCACTACCACTCAGCGGCGGAAACGCCGATGAGGAACTCAGTTAATAGCTGAACCCAATGGTAAAAAAGTGATAAATGATAGACACTATATGGTGTCTTGAAATGGGCAATCCGCAGTGTTACTTCCTAATGTCGTTTAGCAGACTATGGAAGGCATTCAGAGACTGAACGGGTATTGGTGAACGATGAAGGGTTAGCTACCTCGAGTTTGCTTAAGATACAGTCCGGCCCTTTGGGAAACCATTGGGAGCCACCGTTTGATGGCGACGAGATGAATATGCACATGCCCCAGAACAGCCTAGCCGAGGTAGAGCTCAGGCATTTGGCGGCAACCCCTTACCAGATAATCAGTCCTTCCAGTAACGCCCCCATTATTGGCGTTTACCAGGACTCTATGTTGGGGTCTTACCAATTTACGCGTGCGGGGGTCAGTTTCAGCCCTCGCGACGCAATGAATCTGTTGATGGGTTACAAGAAAATTGACCCGTCCATTTTCGCACAAAAGAAAATCACCAACTTTGAGATTTTGTCTCAAATCACGCCGGCGATTTCACTGAAATACAAGACCAAATTGTTTGGCAACAACGAAGACGCCGCGTCATCCAACAATGTTTTAGAAATAGAGAACGGCAAATACATTCGCGGCCAAGCCGAGAAAGGCGTCTTTGCGTCTGGCACCAAGGGTATTTTGAATCGTGTTTGTAACGATTTTGGAAACATGGCCTGCGCCGATTACATTGACGACCTACAGCAGATTATCACCGAATATATGAAAACCAGCGCATTCAGTGTGGGCATCAGTGACTTGGTGTCAAACAGGGACACCACCGAGCAAATCGCGCGAATGATTCGGTCCAAGATGGAGGAAGTCCATAATATTACGAACAAGGTACATCTGGGAATCATGGAGAACAATTCGGGGCGCTCCAATATTGTGGAGTTTGAGACCCAGGTCGGCAATGTGTTGAATAACACGACCGACCAGACCGGCAAAATCGCGGTAGAAAACCTCAACTCTGACAATCGGTTTGTAATGATTGTGAAATCGGGGTCCAAAGGCTCTATGTTGAACATTTCGCAGATGATTTCGTGTGTCGGCCAACAGAGTATTGATGGCAAGCGTGTGCCGTATGGCTTTGATAGCCGCACCCTGCCGCATTTTCACAAATACGACGATTCACCCAGTGCGCGTGGGTTTGTGAAAAACTCGTACATCTCCGGATTGACCGCGCCCGAACTCTTCTTCCACGCAATGGGTGGTCGTATGGGTCTCATTGATACGGCTGTGAAGACGTCGCAGACCGGTTATATCCAGCGTCGTTTGGTCAAGGGCTTGGAAGATTTAAAAGTGGAATATGACGGAACTGTCCGCAACAATATGGGAAAAATCGTCCAGTTTTCCTATGGCGAAGACGGCATTGACACCACCCGCGTAGAAAACCAGAATATTCCATTGGTGAATATGTCGGTGGAAGACATTTACATGCACTTTGACTTGATTGGCGTGAATGACAACGAGTCAAACTCGGAACTGTTGAGCATATATACGAAATCCGCGATTGCGCGAATGAAGGGACAACGCAATTCGGTGACCGAGATAAATCAGCGCACCATCAACCAGTTCATTGATTATCGCGACAAACTCGTTCAAAATGTGTTCAAGTACAAGAACGACGATTTTGTGAAAGCGCCGGTTGCCTTCGCGCATATTATTCAAAATATCCAGGGACAGCTCAGCTTGAGTGCGTCATCCGCCGTGGATATCACGCCCTTTGAATATATCGGATTAATCAATGACGCGATGGAAGATTTGACCGCGATGTTCAACCCTACTGAGATGTTTAAAATCCTCTATTATTTCAACTTGTCGCCGAAAGAGATTTTGGTGAAGAAGCGGTTCAATCAGAAGGCGGTGGAGCTCTTGTTGGAAACCATTGTATTGATGTACAAGAAGGCGTTGGTACATCCGGGTGAGATGGTGGGCGTGATTGCAGGACAGTCTATTGGTGAGCCAACCACACAGTTAACTTTAAACACTTTTCATCTTGCAGGTGTTGCTACCAAGTCAAACGTGACGCGTGGTGTGCCGCGCATTGAAGAAATCTTGCGCCTAACTCGCAACCCCGACAAACCCTCGGCGACCGTATTCTTGAAAACCGCCGACCAGCACGACAAGGACAAAGCTGCCAAGCTGTGTGTGATGATTGAGCACACCAAGTTGGTGGATGTGGTAAAGTCCATTGAAATCTGCTTTGACCCGAATGACCGCGCGACCAAGATACACAAGGACAAGGAAGTCATTGAGCAATTCTACGAGTTTGAGGAATTGGTTGCCGAGTGTAATGAGGGAGCGGCGGCGGCCGATACCGTCCAGCAATCCAAGTGGATTGTGCGAATGGAGATTGACGCGGAGACGCTGCTTGACAAGAATATCACGATGGATGACATTAATTACGCGGTAACGAACAGTCATCGCAGCGACGTCCATTGTGTGTTCTCGGATATGAACGCGAGCAACCTGGTGTTCCGAATCCGCCTCAACTCATCCGTGTTCAATAAAGGCAAGAAGAAGGGCGCCGCCGAGTCGCTGGACCAATCCGACGAAATCCATATGTTGAAGACATTCCAAGACAACATCCTGAACAATATCGTGCTAAGGGGTGTGTCAGGAATCCGCAATGTGAATCCGCGAATGATTAAGGACGGCGTTGTCAAGGAGGAGAGCAAGTATGTTCGCAAGGATACGTGGGTTCTAGATACCACGGGTACGAATCTGATGGACTTGTTTATGCTGGATTTCATTGATTACACGCGGACGTATAGTAACGATATTCGCGAGATTCATAATGTGTTGGGCATTGAAGCCGCGCGTCAAAACATTCTGAACGAGTTTGTGGAAGTGATGGAGGCGTCGGATGCCTATGTGAACTACCACCATTTGAGTATCTTGTGCGACCGAATGGCGGTGAAGGCCGAATTGGTGCCGATGTTCCGCTCGGGTATTATCAGCGACGATATTGGACCGATTTCCAAGGGCACCTATGAGATGCATACGGAGATGTTCTTGGATGCGAGTAGACACGGCGAGTTTGACCAGATGCGTGGTGTCTCGGCGAACGTGATGTGCGGGCAGCCAGGTTATTATGGTACCAACTCGTTTGGGCTCTTGTTGGATATGAAGGCGATTGAAGAGACCGATGACGCGGACGTGGAAGATGAGAATGAGCGCGAGAAGATAGATGCCAATTTCGCGGACTTGTTGGAGAAGGATGACAAGTGCCGAATGGACAAGATTGCGGTTGATAACAATGTGAGCAATCTGGGGGCGACGGATTATGGCGACTATGATGATGATTATAGCTTATTCTAAGCCCCCGAAGGGGGCGACCGAAGCGTTCTCATGAAGGGTCCCTTCGGGAGACCGCGACCGAAGCCCCTCCTGAAGGGTCCCTCCCAGACCCAATATATGTTATTGTTTTTTCACAATAACATAAAAATATAATACGAATCCATACAAATGCATCAAATATTCGCAAAATGTATCCACAATCATCCACAATATATAGAGGCAGAATACCGTCAACACGCGGCATATTCTACCATAAAATACGCCAAACTTCGCGCAATGGACTCCGACGCATGTTATGCGTTTTTTTCGGCCCAGCGACTCTACCATATCCTGGTGCGTTTTGTCCAACGATGTAAAGCGCGAAAATGGTATTCGCGGCATAATAACGACTGCGACCTCACAATGACCCCTTGGACCGAATTGCCCGACCACCAGAAAATAGAAATCGTAGAAAACCGATGTATCTATACATTCAACATTTACGATCTGACAAAAATCATTTTCCAAGCACTCACGACGCAATCGTTTGGATTCGTACAACCCAAAATGCCGGCGAACCCATACACGAATATGGCCTTTCGCCCGGAAACCCTGGTCTCCATTTATTCGCGATTTGGCAGCAAAAAAGTTCCTACATTGGTGTGGGAGTTCTTTTTTTGCGGATTTTCCGTTGATAAATTGAAACTTTACCACCAAACGGAGTTGATGAAACACGCGATTGTGAATCAAATAAATATTGAATCGGTCGGTGATGTTCGCGAAATATGTCGGGGGTTTTTCACAATTCATCGTGATTTTCCTGCGCAGCGGCTTTTTGATATTTTTCGGCCCTATTTGTTGCGGTATTATCGGTGGACTTTGTTGTCGTGTATGAGGAGCAAAGATGAGCTGGATATGGCGCTCAATGGATTTGCCATTTACAATCCGCATTTTGGCACCAAAGGAGAGGGGGGGTTTGATGACCGTCATCGTGGGTTTGTGGAGTTTCTACATGAACCGATTCTACAGAATCCGGGGCTTTTTGAATTGGCCATCTTGAACAAGCGGAATTATGAGAGCGAGTTTTGTGTTAGTTTGGAGCCGATTTTTATACCTGAAATGGAGGAGGAAGAAGTTGATAATATACCGGATTTGTATGAAGAGGAAGACGTGGTGGAACCGATGGATACCAGTAGTGATGAGGAGGAGGAAGGGACGGAATGCGATGAATTGGGGTCATATGGATATGATTAAACCATTGTAGAAATGGTCAGATATCAGTAAAGATTTGAAATGATGACCTATAGGGCATCCCATGTAAAATATTCACTGTTATGAAATGCCTAAATAAGGGGGGGGTCTATTCTAGGAGGGGGTCCAAAAAAGGGGGTCTTTGAAAGAGAGTTTGCAAAACTTTTCATCGTTGTTCGTGTTTCAAAATTAAAATCCATAAAAAATCATTCTTACTGAGATTCCATTATTTTTGGTATTATTTTGTATTCCAGAGTAGTTCGCACGATGTTTTTGAAATGTCATTTGAAATACAGAGTTCAAATGAGCTTTTAGGTTCCCAAAAGAGATATGCCTAAATGAGAGGCCTTAGAGGGGGACCCTTTTTTCGGGGTCTTTTGAAAGAGAGTTTGCAAAACTTTTCATCGATGTTCGTGTTTCAAAATCAAAATCCATAAATTATCATTCTTACTGAGATTCCATTCTTTTTGAGAGTTCATTGTATTCCAGAGTAGTTCGCACGTAGTTTTGAAATGTCATTGGAAATACAGAGTTCAAATGAGCATTTAGGTTCCCCAAAAAACGTCTAAATGAGAGGCCCTTGAAAAAGAGGTCGCTTCCAGGGTCCCTAAAAGGGACCCTTTTGAAAGAGAGTTTGCAAAACTTTTCATCGATGTTCGTGTTTCAAAATTAAAATCCATAAATTATCATTCTTACTGAGATTCCATTGTTTTGAGAGTTCATTGTATTCCAGAGTAGTTCACACGTAGTTTTGAAATGCCAATCAAATCTGGGTGTAAAACCTATAATTATACACATTTTACACCTTTGCGCATTTATAATGCGCAAAGACTACCTACTTTTGCACTTATAATCCGCCGATAAATCGGCGTTTTAATTGTGCAAAGGTGTAACAATCATTTTTATCCAATTTTGTAGGGGGTATTATTACAATAATGCGGTTGATTATTGTAATATTCGCGGATGTCAACTTATTTCTTCTTGTGAACACGTATTTTCTTAGTTTGACGTCTGGTTTTTCTGGGTCGTCGTGTATTTCTGGGTCGTCGTGTATTTCTGGGTCGTCGTGTATTTCTGGGTCGTCGTGTCCTTCTTCGACCACCAGGATAAGCACCTTTCGGAAATTCCAAGCCTTTTTGTGTATATGCTTGTTCAGCACTAATCTCTGAATGAACTACTCTTCCACTTGTAGGTTTGGTTCTTACATTATTTGTTACCATTTCATCTAGTTCTGAATCTTTTGTAACCTGCGCCGTACTATCTCCAACTTTTGCCTCACTCATTCTATATTTTACCCCCATAAATAAGAATAACCATCCAAAAATATATAAAAACGAACGCACTTGTTTCCTTATTAGATGAGCAAGACTGACCGCCCTGTGAATGTGGAATCCATAAAAAACGAAAACAATCATGTCATGACAATTAAAACAGTAAGCATCCAGCCAATACGCAATCTCACAACTGCGCTAAAGGATATCTTGACCGATGCCACCATCACTTTCACCAAAGAGGGTATGCGCATCATCAACTTTGACAAGACCCACACCATGTTGGTCAGCGTCGTCCTCCACGCCAACAAATTTGAGATGTATCGCTGCGTCCCCGACAAAATCGTGGTTTGTACAAACACCATGCACTTCTTCAAACTGATTTCCACGTTGTCCAACGACGACACTCTCACGATGTACATTGACAAGGAGGATTACCAGGACGGAATCGTCTCCTATCTGGGGATGGAGTTTGACAACCGCAATGTAGGGCAGACCTACGACTACAAGCTGCGACTCATTGAGCCCGATACCGAGGAATTGGTGATTCCTGACGTGGAATATTCCACCATCATCAATTTGCCCACCTCGGATTTTCAGAAAATCGTGCGCGACCTGAATGCGCTCACCGACCGCGTGGAAATCAAATCGGTGGGCGACGACCTCATTTTCTCATGTATGGGGACATTCGCGAAAACGAAGTTCAAGCGTTCAGAATCGGACCAGCATATGGATTTTGTGGTGAAACCGGACCCGTCGGTGATTGTCCAGGGCGAGTTTTCTGTGAAGAGTCTGAACAATTTCATCAAATGTACGCCGCTGTGTAGTCACCTGGAGATGTATTTAGGCAACGATTTGCCGCTGATTGTCAAGTATGACGTCGCGTCGTTGGGTGAAATCAAGTTGTGCTTGGCACCATTGCCGCCATCGTAAATAAAAAACAGAAAACACAGAAAAAACATATTTATTGTCTATGCCAACATAGACAATAAGAGGTAAACCGCATGCGAGCTTTATAAGTCGCTACGCTTATAAGTCGCTACGCTTAGAACTCCGGCGCATGTTTCTTGAACAAACACCCTTCTTTGGGGAGATTTTGGACATCCCGAATAATACCTGGGTCCTGATACAAACACACATCCATCCACACCTTTATCACGGAAAACTTCTTTTTCGGTGAAATGGTGATTCCATTGATGTGCTTTTCGTACTTGGCACTAGTACAAAGACTCCCTCCACACATCATACAGAACAGTTTGCGCCACACGTTGGCAACATCCGTGTTGGCAACGCGATATGAGAAACATCCGCCATCTCGGTTCTTCTTGTCCTCCCACATTGGGTCAATTCCATCTTTCATACAAAAGAACATTGAGTTATACAACAGAAAGTCGGGTATTTGGCGATTGAGTGCCACGACCGATTCGGCGCACTGGATGCTTCGCATAATAACGCGATAGCTATCAATCGTCCAGCGATTGTCTGTTTGTAAATGGTAGAACAAGTTCCATTTGTTGGAGAGGGGATGAGTCTCGTCCACGGTAGCCATTATAGTAGATACTGACATTGTTTTTTTAAATATGTTTGTAGAAGTAATATAACAATGGTGGTATCTATGCGGTTTAAATCAATTTTTTAGGTCCAGGCGCCTTCGGCGCCTTAACAGTTACCCGCCTTATAATACAACATATTCTTTTTCACCCACAACAATACCCTGGTTTGGTCCCACTGTACAAATGTTGATATTGGAGTCCATTATTTTAAGCAAATACCGGTCATCAAACACATAGTCGCCACGATTGTATTGATAACTTAATAGACGCAACACAAACACGCGATTCAACAAATAATTGCCCACCATCATGTATTGTGGGTCTATTACGAGTCGCAGCCCATTGGGTAAATCCGGATGTTCATAATGTACCGAGAGGAACGAAACCAGACTGGGTCCCACGTTATGTGTGACATTTACTCGCCGTGATTCGCTCGTTTTCCAAATGGTCACGGACCCCGCATCTTTCACCAGTTCGGACCCACCATACACATATCGCTCCAACAATCGGCCATTTTCAATAGAGGCAACGCACGTCCATGTATCTAGCGGTGGTTCTACCAATCGCGTGTCTGCAGGTTTTAGTAGCTGGCCAATACGACTCCCCTCTATTTGTATCATCGCATAATTGTATTTCCAGAAAAGGTCAAACAAGATGTTCGTTATTTTGGTTTGAACTGCTGTTACAATTGTGGATACAATGTTATAAATGGATTGAAAAAAAGCCATCGCTTTGTCTATACCTCTATTTCCTATTCTATTTATACCAGTTACGCGAATATTTTCTTGTATGCTGCCAAGACGCGGGTCTTCTGCTTTGCGTAATCTACGATGGGCTCTATATACGTTTCTGTATTTGGTTGGTGAATATCGCGGCTCGGGACGTCGGCCAGTTCGGGAACCCATCGCTTGATATAGACCGCGTCAGGGTCGTTCTCCGCGGATTGCGACCACGGATTGAAAATGCGGAAATATTCTTGCGAATCGGCGCCGCCTCCCGCTATCCAGAGCCAGTTTCCGTGATTGCTCGCGACGTCATAATCCACTAAATGCGTGGCGAAATATTTCTCCCCCCAGCGCCAGTCAATCAGCAGCGTTTTCACCAAGAAAGACGCGACAATGAGTCGGCCTCTATTGTGCATGTATCCAGATGTGTTGAGTTGGCGCATACAGGCATCCACCACGGGGAATCCCGTTTTACCCGCGCACCACGCGTTAAAATGTGCGACGTTGTTGTCCCACACGATGTTGTCGTATTTGAGGTTCACCGGTTTGCCTAAATCGGGGTAAGCAAACAAGATGTGCGCATAGAAGTCGCGCCACAAAAGCTGGCGCCGCACAGGGACCGGCATAGAGGCGTAGACCTCTCTCACCGACACACATCCAAACTTGATATAGGGTGACAATTCGGTGGTGGATATCGCGAGGGTGTTGTGGGTCGTCGCGTATTGGGATTGCGAGACGGCGAGCCGGGACAGTGCCTCGGCGCGGCAGCCTGTGCCGAGAATATCGGGGTTCAAGTCGGAGCCCGTGAAACGGAAATAGGCGTCTTTTAACCCAATGTGGTGATCCATTTTTGAGTCCATTCGGGCAAGAACAGAGAGGCGTGGGTTCGGCGCGGTCTTCGCCTCTACTTTGGACAACGCCTTATTGTAAAATGGCGTGAATTTGCGATAGGTATCGCCGGTGCCGTTCTTCAATGTGCCGGGTTCAACCATGTAATAATCGCTGTATGTTTTACAGTCAAAATGTTCGGCCAACTCGGCAGTGCGTTTTACGGCGAAGGGGGTGTAATCGCGGTTGAAAAACACGGTTTTTATGTCTAATTTGGCAACCAAGGCACGCACAATATCGGCGGTGTCGCCGTAGAAACAATGACATCGTGAGCCGTGTTTTTGGAGCTGGGTGTCCAAGTCGTCTAGTGCCTCTATCATAAACTGGATGGCATTGGTGGATTTGTATTTGTTTTCGTCGGTTACCTGTGCGGGGGTGAATATGAAAATGGGATAGAGCTTGGAACACTCGTGAGTTGCGGCGGAAAATCCGACGTTGTCAACAATTCGGAAATCGCGGTGAAACACAAAGAGCCCGGACATATACATTTTATTTGTATTTTTGTTTCTAGTATATTTGCTTTCTACTATATCTACAATACTGTTTTTGTGAAAACCCCTTTGGTCTTTTACAGTTGATGCTTTTCTTATACTTTTGCGTCCATCTATGAGGCTTCTTGACGGGCTTCTTGACGGGTTTCTTGATAGGATCCATGTTATACTATAGAGGCAAACATATTTTGTAGCCTCTCTCTTTGCCTGGACCTACCTGAGAAATTGCATATACAATTTAAGATTAAAACGGTACGTTTTCAATCGCAAATTGTATAGGGTGTTTCTTGGATACCTCTCCTCCCGGAGGGGGGGAGAGGGTCCAAGAAATTGCTTAATGACAAAATATTTATATTTTGGCGTTAAGGTGGTTGAAGAAATTGCATATACAATTTAAGATTAAAACAGTACGTTTTCAATCGCAAATTGTATAGGGTATTTCTTAGACCCCCTCCTCCCTCCGGGAGGGAGGAAGGGTCTAAGAAATTGAAATCTTTTTTTAAAATATTCCAAACAATATTAATTATTCAAAACTGTATATTATTTACGAAACTAAAAATGTCTGCTAAAACCCAAACCAAGTCTAAACCCGGTTGCTCCTATTGTCGCTCGCTCGGCAAGCCCGAATCGGAATGGACCTCTCACTTTGTCCACAAGACGCCCAGCGTGAACAGCCGCCTTACTTGCCCCGAACTCTTGAAACGCGTTTGTACCGATTGTACCAGCCAAAACCATACTTACGACAAGTGTAAGAGGACCGCTCCGATTTTGCGCAGCGCATCCGATTTTGCGCCTGTTTGCCTACCATCTTCTAAGAATCGTTATGCCAAGATGGTATTTGAAAGCGAAAGCGACTCAGAAAGCGAAGGCGACTCAAAAAGCGAACACGACCATCCTGTTGTCGCAGAGGACAATGAAGTTGCCCTCATTGGCGAAGACCTCTATGGCGAAGAGATTTACACACGAGTTGTGTTGATTGACCCCGTACGTGCTGGCAAAATCACATCACTGATACTCAATGGATTCACAAAGTTGGCTGATTTGGAGATGTTAGTCAGCGGCGACCCCAAGGTGTTTAATTCGTTTGTGAATATCACAATTGAAGTCTTGGATGCGAGTTGGTAAGTCATACAAAACACATATTTATACAAAACACATATTTATACAAAACACATATTTATACAAAACACATATTTCAAAAAACAAAAACAAAAACAAAAACAAAAACAAAAACAAAAACAAAAACAAAAACAAAAACAAAAACAAAAACAAAAACAAAAACAAAAACAAAAACAA